GGAAAAAATAATACAATTCAATTTCACGACTCGTCTTGAGGAGTAGTGAAAAATCACGAAAACGTGGCTTTGAATAGTCACGACTAGATTTATAAGTATATTCACCTATTTTCACTTGGCTATGAATATTAAAATCACAGCAAAGATCACAAAAGCACAAATAACGACGCTAGTAGCTATCACTATTTCGTGTACAACTGGGTATTTTGCTATTTCTATTAACGTCAGGGCAAAATTCACTGACGGAGATTTCTCTTCAAAAGTCGATTAGTAGGTACACCACTAACTCTTTTGGCCCCATAATGTGAGCTCACCCATGCCAAACTCATGAGCTTAAAACCCCTACATCGAGGGGAAAGTTTCACTCATTGAGCTAAAGTTGTGGTAGGAACACATATCCAGTTCCTACAAGGCGACTCCTATTGAAGTTCAAAGGGCCGGTAATCTTTTCGGCCTCAGGCGTGACATAATCTACAAATGTTTGAAATTCTTTCTCATCTCCAGCTAAATTCGCTGCCAGTGAGTAAAGTTTCTCTCTATATTCCATAGGAGTTAATTTTCCAACTACATTTGCACTATAATAACACTTGTCACGTGCAACTGTGAATCCTTTTTCAGTAAAAGAAACACCACAAAAAACTTTTCCTACAATAGAATGGTCAGGTTCTGCCTCAAAAGGCTTAAGAACTCTACCACACTTTGCTAATCCAATTAACCATTGTTTGTAATCTGCATATTCCTTAGGTACGATGATAAGATCATCATCACTATAAATGTTAAAATAACATCGTCTAACCATTTGTTCCATATTAAAAGAACCAAAATAACACATTACAACCCAATGATCAAAGAAATTATCAAAGCTATTTCCTTCACTAGTTTCAAAATTTCCACTAGCTTGAAGCCATTCTATAATCAAAACACAAGTCATGAAATATTCTGCCTGACGCTCAGGTGTGGAATAATCATGAAACCACTTACGTGGATTTGAATAAGGCAAAATCAAATATTTATAAAGGGCTTGTCTGAACAACCACAAGAGAATTTCCCGAAACCATTTAATTCCATGAACAGGGTAAAGGCAGCGAACTGCCGCATCCAACATGAAATTTCGTAGTTGTCTAGTTATATCAAATTTAGAACAATCTTTCATGAGAACCATGAATTCTGGATTGTTCTGGAGGAATCTTTCCATCTCTTTCCTCATTTCAATGATACCACCATACTGCCACATAGTCCCAATCCGACACCAAGACGTTTCTTGAAGTGCCTTATTGAAATTTTGGCAAAGGGTTTTTCCCAAATTGTCGGTCATAGGACCTGCCATATAAAATATTCTCGATTTATGCTTCTCAATACTTGCAACATCAGTATTTTCTCCTTTTAACGCAACACAGTAAGGTTCAACCCAATTAAACCAGCAGCCATGTTTCTCAAACCATGACAGCCATAAGGGCCATGCTGTGTGCCTATAACAAAAACGCTTCTTAGGAAAGCCATAATATTTCCATATTACACCTGTTGTTGCACCCATATTGACTTGTATATCCATCTTGCCAAGAGCGGCATAACGGTTCATCAACTCACCATACTCATGATCAAATTCAACCATGAATTCAGCATATGCGTCGTCGGGCAACTTGGCCCAATTCTCATCGATAATATCCTTATCAGGATGTTTTTCAAAAACTTTCTTAGGGTCACGAACATAAGACATATTTAGCTCGAAACTCTCCTTATCCCCATTATAGTACTTAAATTCTTTCTCTATATGGGGCGGTATAGGACCCAAAATGGGTTCTATGTCCCGAGTTTGATACTCTAAATGTTTGTTACCCCCCCAGGGCTCTTGACTGGTAAACCAGTAGAGACCTGGAGGGGCCTGAAGTTTAAATGATCGAGAATAAAGCCATCGCTCCAACGCATACCCATGGATTCAGTGACACCACATAACAATCCAATAAGAATTGGATTTGTTTCCCCATTATCAGGAAAGCGGAAAATTGGACTTCCACTACTTCCAGCATTAACTGGGGTATTTAACTGTGTCATTATAAGACTTTCACACTCTTTATCACGAATGTGAAAAACATCAGTATTACTCATCATACGAGTTGGTTGAGTTGATTCATTTATTGTATAAATGAATTTAGGTCTAGGATTAAAACATCCCTCTTTAAATGTTCTGAAATATTGCTTCACACGAAC